GGGTTATCGTATTATCCCAGATACTATAACCGTTGGATTGGCGTTTGCAAAGGGCGAAAAAGGCTGGTGGGAAGACCTGCTTTATGAATCTCTGTTGGAGGCAAACACATACACGCCTGAACAGTATCCGGATGGATGGGAGCTGGTGGTGCAATGAAAGTCATCAGCAAATCGGCCCCGCCGGGAGCATATAAGATCGAACCTTGCCCAGACCATCAGGGTATGGCGCGTATAGCATTATATGAGAACGCGCGCAAGGTGACCGTAGAAGTCCATTGGGAATATGATGAATACATTGTGGAAGCCCCATATTCCGATGGATTGGCAGCAGATATTGAAAACCACTATGCCCGGTGGATTTCCGAAGCCAGAGCAGCAGAGGCAACGGGCGAAAAAAGCAGCAGCAGACTTGTTCTGAAATAAAATGAGCCCCGATTTTGAGCGCGAACGCGCTCTTTTTTATTATAAAAAACAGGAGGTAGCATTATGGAAAATCGTTATGTGTATTCTTGCAGCGCAATCCCTTCAAAGCCTGACGTGCGAGACTATTCGGTTCATGTTCAGCGTCCCGTAGCCCTGCCTGCATCGTTCAAGCAGCCCATCAGCAGCAACTATAATCAGGGCGCAGGAAACTGTGTGATGCAGACATATCGCTCCATTATGAGGGCGATATTCGGTATAGAGTTCGGCGTGGATATGGGATATGGCGGCTTCCGCAAACACGATTCTGCGGGTATGTATCCCAATGTTGCAGCCAACGGCCTGTGCCAGTATGGGATAGCTCCTGCAAAGTACGATTCCGGCGAGCGGGAAGTGCAGGCGGTAATCACGTACTACAACGCAAACAAAAAGGCACTCCATGAGCATGCGGCGCCGTACAAAGGACTGACCTGGGGACGCGCTACGACCGCCGATCAAATCAAGCAATCCCTATACAATGGCTTGTACGTTGCCGGCTGCTTTGCAATCAGCCAATGGGATACGGATTCAAAGGGTATCTTCCCGTGCAAATCCAGCACTCACGGCTACCACGAAATGCGCATTTATGGCTGGGATAGGATTAACGGCCAGGAATATGCCTGTGTCCAGAACTCATGGGGGCGCTCATGGGGACTGTCGGGCGAGTGCTATATAAGCTGGGAGGATGTGCTGCGCGTTGGCGACATCATCGTTTTTACACCCCCGAAGGACAAAGGCAAAGATGATGATGGGGATACCGTTATCCGCAGGACGCTGCGAAAGGGCATGCGCGGGGACGATGTAAAGCAGCTGCAAAAGAAGCTCTCCGATCTCGGCTATGTCCTCGCGGTTGATGGAATATTCGGGAGCGGAACAAGGTCGCAGGTAAAAAAGTACCAGCGCAAGAATGGGCTTGAAGCCGATGGCATTGTAGGACCGAAGACTTGGGAGGCGTTGGATAATGAGTAATATTGCCAAGGGTGCAAAAGGTCAAAATGTAGTTTTGATACAGGATCGGTTGACCGAGCTGGGTTATGCATGCGGCGACATTGATGGTGTGTTTGGTTCGCAAACCCACGATGCCGTAGAAGCGTTTCAGGCAGATAACGGCTTGAAAGTTGATGGTGTTGTTGGCGTCAACACGCTCGCTGCGCTCGGCATCAGCCTCATTGCAACATCTGGCGACTCCGTTCTGGATTTCATCAGATGGGCATTGACGCATGCAGATCCCGGCAGCATCCCCAACGATGCTGCAATGCTTATTCCAAAGGCTGACTGCGGAACAGATCCATGGGAATACCTCTATGGCACTTCTGGCCGGGTGTGTACGCAAAGCCTGTTGGATACCAAGTATGAGGACTACTACAAGGGCTGGGGATGGTCCCGCTCGCTGTACGATAAGGCTACTGCCGGCTGGGTCGAGAACGCAATTATGGTCGCGGATTGTCAAGGACTGCTGGATGCGTACTGCACGCAGGTGTTGGGCGTTAAGACAGACCTTAACGCCCATGGCTGCTACACGCGCTGGTGTACAAACGCGGGGCGCATACGTGATATATCCCGCGCGTATGTCATCGGCGAGGCTGTTTTCCGTTCCAATGATTACGGCACCATGAAGCATGTCGGCTGGGTTTGCGGCTTTGCAAGCGACGGCGAACCGCTTGTCGTTGAGGAACGCGGCCTGTCCTATGGCTGCGTAGTAACCCGCCTGTCCGGGCGTGGATGGACGCATCGCGGCCTTATGACCGTTCGGTTCCTTTACGAAGAAGCCGCACCCGAGCCGGTCGGCGCTTCTTTCTTTGCGGTATGCGGCGGCGGTAGCGTGCATGTGCGCTGCGGCCCCGGGAAGCAGTATGCCAGCCTGGGCATTGCTCGCGAAGGAGACCGTATGCTTGCCTTGCATGTTCCTGATGGGGATGGATGGAAGCAGGTGGCAGTTGTGCTGGACGGTGAAATGCTGCTGGGCTATATGTCCGGAAAATATGTTGAGGAGGTATAGGGCCCATGAACATGGATCAGATTCTAATGATTTTTGCAGGAGCCACGGGAGCTGCCATTGTGAACCTCGTTGGAAAACTCATACAATGGTACCTTGACCGCAAGGCCAAACGCAAGGATGCAAAGGCCATAAGCATGGAAGAACTGGCAAGCAAAATCGAGGTCATCGAAGACGGGCTAAGGGTTATCCTGCATGACAGGATTAAGCACTTGGCCCGTTGCTATATAGAGCGCAAGGAGGTTGACTATGATGACTACAAAGACCTAAATGAAATGCACGACACCTACTGCACGCTGGGCGGCGAAAATCTCAAGCGGCCCATGGAGGACGTTTCCAAACTACCGATGAACTACAAATAAGGAGGACTTTATGAAAAAGCTACTTGTATTTCTGTTGACCGCAATCCTGATCCTTGCCGTAGCATCCCCCGCTTTGGCAGATGACGGGGAAACTCCTGCTGTGCCTACGGAGTTTTTTACGTGGGCATCGCTGCTGACGTATGCCGGCGCGGTGCTTATGACTTCGCTTGTGACACAGCTGCTCAAGGGTATTTCTGCCATCGAAAAAATCCCCACACGGCTATTTGCCTATATCGTTGCGCTTATAATCCTGCTCGCCGCAACCTTCTTTACAGGCGCGTTTACGCTGGAAAGCGCGGCGCTATGTATGGTGAACGCCGTAGTGGTGGCCTTGGCATCGAGCGGCGCCTTTGATGCAATACAGCAAATCAAATCCAATCAGAATACAAAATAACAAATGTAACGCCCTGCTGGGAGCAACCTCGGCAGGGCGTTTTTTTATTTGGCCTTATCTGCTTCCGTATTCAATGGGCAAGCATCACACTTGAGCCCTTTGCAAAATCGGGGCAGTTTCCACAATAAGCCACAAGGCAATCTAATCATGCGCAGCCCTCCACCACCTTATCACGGGTTTCTCCGAAGCGGGCTTCGCCGGGCGAACGATCATCCAGTACCGGGATGAAGCACCAGCAGGCGCGGTCAGCCTCGCAATAATCCATGATGCCGCTGTCAACGAGATCGCCCACTTTTCCAACCAAGCCATAGCATTTGCTCTTATCATTATTCCACACCTTGCGGATCGTGCTGGGATCGTCTTTTCTTTTGGTGAATATCATGCAGTTTCCTTTCTGCCCTGCCATCGTCAGGCCGGGTAGGGCGGTTCCCGGCGACGGCCCGAAGGCCGTTTCGGCTCACTCTGCCGGGGCAGAACCGCCCCGGATCAGTACCATAGGTTGTCAGTCGGTCAGTCGCTCGAAACGAGGGTCGAAGTCGGGATTGAAGATGCCCCCCATATACTCGTCGCACCACTTGCCGAAGTTCTGCGTGATGCCGACTACATATCGGGTGTCAATCAGATCGTGATGGTGGCCGTTGGCGGTTACGGTGACGCAGGTGCCATTACCATAGGTGAACGCCCCGCTCTTGCCGAGCTCCAGCACCCAGATTCCGTTATACTCGGGCTTCTTTTCGAAGGTAACTCTGTATTTGATGGTTTCCATTGGGATATTCCTTTCTCCCCGTATGCCCGGTAGGTCAGGCGTTTCCTGTTTTACAAAACCTTGAAGGTCACTTCGTGGCCGGGGTTTTCTTCGACCAGCCTTTTCTTCAGATCATCCACCATCATGTTGTTATCGAGTGCGGCCTGCACAACATCGACCAGCTTCTTGCCATCCAGATATGCCCAAACGGTCTTCCTCTTCCTGTGCCTCATCCTGTTCTCCTTTCTGCCCTCGTAACCTCCGGGGCGGGATTAGTCTTAGCCCTTGTGTCTTTCTACCTTGACTATCCGATAGCCTTTTTCATGGGCGATATTTACGGCTCGTTCCCATTCTTTACCGCTGTTGGTGGCGAAAACCTGCGGTTCGGAAAACAGCTCTGATTGTCCGGGTAGATAGTAGTACATTACCAGTGTGTACCTCATGCTTCTTTCCCTCCTTAGTGCAGCGTGTAAGCTTTTCTGCCGTAGTTGACGGTGTAGGAACCGTTGCTCTTGATGACCCGGATATCCGCCTCGCGGATGCGCTGAACCTTGAACTCCCGCCGGATGATACGCTTTGCAATCTCCATAGCCTTGCTGGTAACATCTTTCGCTTCGCAGGATTGCCTCCGAGCGCGATACCGCTTGAAATTGAGATCAGCTGCGGCCAGAGCTTCTTCCTTGGCGCCATAGTAAGGAGTGCGATCGCGGCGGGTCTCACCGATTTTGTAGAAGCGCTCTTCGCTCAAGGTTTCAAGCTTGTTGTTCCAGAGCGTGTGCCAGGTGGAGTGATGATGAGGGCTTACTTCGTTTTGATCGCGCCCAACGATAATCTCAACTCCATCAACCGCCATCGGTTCCCATTCGGTAAAGTTGGCAACCATGATCCTGATGATTTCGGTTCCATTGGTGAGGTCGATCTTGCTGATCTCGCCCTGGCTTCCAGTCATGGATGCGGAGTTTACAAGGTATCCTTTGCCGATGTACTCGGCGACGATTTCGGTGAACCTTTTATTGATGTCAGCGTACTTCATTGTATTTTCCTCCCTTTATTTATTCGGCCAGCAGGCGCTTCATGGTCTGTTGGGCTTGGCGGTTGCCCTTAGCGATCGTTTCACCGTACCCTTTGCAGAGAACAACCTCTCCAAGACCGTTCACCCCGAGGGTGTAAACGTGTTCGCCGTATTTCTTGTTCACGCGATACCACAGTGCCGTGGTCTGTTCGCTGATGGCATTCAGGGCGGGGTGTGTTTTTTTCATTTTGTGTTCCTCCGTGTATTGCTCTCTCTTATGGTTATATAGTACACGATATTTAATTACTTGTCAATACTTATTGAGTTATTTTTATAACTTTTTTTATTGACATATAAATAAAATCGGTGATATAGTAAAAGAACATAAAGGGGGGATACTGTGGTAAGTGATAAGATACGCGCGCTTCTGGCTTTGGCTGGAAAAAAGAATATCGATCTGGCTGAACTATACGGGATGTCAAAGCAAAGCATGAACAACAAGATGACCAATAATCGCTTTTCAGCTGATGACCTCATACGCATTGCAGACTTTACGGGATGCCGCATTGCTTTTGTCCTCCGGGATGGGCAGCACATTTTTCTCGACCAAAGCGATTTGCGCCCAGACAACAAAGAAGAAAAGGATATCCCCGGCCAACCATGACCGGGGACGGGTTGCACGTATGACTATTTTCTCCGTATCGGAATGTTTTGCCCGGTGCGAAGATGCTCAATGCGCCTTTCCTTGTTTGGTTCCCTGATAATCAAATCAGAAAGGTCACAATCCAGAGCTTCGCACATTAAGTCCAGGTGGTTAAGGTTTACTCGTTCGGCCATTTCGTGATAGTAGTCGTTGATCGTGTTTGCCCTAATGCCTGTGACCCGTGCAATGTCTGCCTGGGTCCACCGACGTTCGCCAAGTCTGGTAGACAGTAAAATCCTAATCATACGCTCGCTCCTTTCAATAAAATCTACCAGATAATGCCGAAAATGGCCGGATTATGCTATTTTATATCGCTTTACGATATGAATTACACAACAAAAAGCACTACATGATGAAGTAGTGCTTTCATTAT